AGCGGAGACCATAACAGTGGAGACCATAACAGTGGATACCGTAACAGTGGAGACCGTAACAGCGGATACCGTAACAGCGGAGACCATAACAGTGGAGACCATAACAGTGGTATGTTCAACCAAGGGGACTATAATTCAGGCGACTTCAATATTTCCGACAACAACACTGGCTGCTTTAACACGGAGCAACACACAATCAAGATTTTTGATGTAGATACTGATATGACTTTAGAGCAATGGCGCAGATCAGACGCGTATAAACTACTTCTTAGAATTGACTACACGCCTACAACTTGGGTATGGGACCATGACATGACAAATGAAGAAAAAGAAAAATACCCATCCTATAAAACAACTGAAGGGTATTTACGCCAAAATGATTTAACGCAAGCTTATCAAAATTGGTGGAATAAACTTAATAATAGTGAAAAAGATATCATCAAAAATATTCCTAATTTCAACAGTATTAAATTCAAACTTATCACAGGTATTGATGTTGAGGAGGGTCAATAATAGCTACTCTTTACGAATTAACAGACCAGTACAAAATGCTTCAAAATTATATTGAAGAAAATAATGCAGAAGGTTTTGAACTAGCACTATCGCAAATCATTGGTGATATTGGCGAAAAGCTAGAGGGCTATGCCATGGTGCTTAAAAATATCGAATCGGATATTGCAGGTATCAAATCCGAAGAAAAAAGATTGGCAGATCGTCGCAAAGCAATGGAAAGTAACCTTGCTCGTATTAAAGAAAATATGGCTGATGCTTTATTAACTGTGGAAGGTAATCGAGTGAAGACTGAAAAGTTTACATTCAGTTTCCGTAAATCTACTTCAGTACAAATTGAGAATGACGCTACTATCCCTCCACAGTTTATCAAAGTGGAGAAGACAATCAGCCGTTCAGAATTAGCTAAAGCATTAAAAGCAGGAGAGCAAATCGAAGGTGCTCAATTAATTGAAAATCAATCGTTAAGTATTCGATAGGAGGAAACCCACTTGAAAAAATTACTCAATCAAAAAGAGCAACACATTGCATTCACACGTGAAGGAGCAGAAGAAATCGTATTAGCAGCCAAAGAAAACGATGCTTTAATCATGAATAAAATCAGTGAAAAACATAATAAAAACGGTCAGTATTTCTTGGTTGATTTAACATATCAATACGATACACCAAAAGATGCTATGGAAGGTAAACCAAAGGATGATGCACCAGATGGCCAAATGAATATGGATGAAGTGCATAATGGTGTTCCATATACAGTCAATCAAGATGGCAGTGTAACAGTTGAAAATGGTGATGAGGACTTGCCAGAATTCGAAGATCCATTCGCAAATGCGGAATCGAAACCAAATGCAACTACTGAAAAAGTGCCATTTTAATAGAAAAGGAGTGTGGAAGGCATGACACAAGAATTTGATTTCAGTACACACAGCGCTGAAACACTTGAAAAGGAAGGTAAAACGTATTGTTTATATGCTAATCCAGGTATGGGCAAAACACATACTTTGCGATATTTACCAGGTAAAACATTGGTTCTCGATATAGATCGTACTTCACAAGTATTAAAAGGTGAGCCTAATATCGATGTCATTTATGTAGACAATCAAAATACTTGGGAATATTGGGGAGCATTATTACTTCACTTGAAAGACATTAAAGGCAAATACGATAACATCGCAGTCGATAATGTTTCAGAATTAGAACGCTGCTTATTATCAGACTTAGGGTTTATTGGAAAAAATCAAGGTGTACCATCACAAGGTGATTATCAGAAAATGCAATTCAAAGTCGTAAACTCATTCCGTTGGATGAAGAACTTAGCGGATCGTATTGTATTTAACGCTTGGGAAACAACGGATATGTACACAACAGCAGAAGGCACACACTACAACCGTTCGTACCCACAAATTAACCAAAAGATTATTAATAATGTACTAGGTTTATGTGATGTCGTTGGTCGTTTAATGATTAATGCAGAAGGTGAACGAGGTTTTGTCTTAGAAGGAACGAACAGTATTTATGCAAAAAATCAATTAGATAATCGCAAGGGATGTAAGCAAGAAGAAATTTTTGTTATGCCATCCACAATTGAAGAAGAAAAAGGAGAGAAATAATATATGTCATTTTTTAAATTTGATGAAGAAAAAGTAAAATCAGGGTTCGAATTAGTAGAGGAAGGAAAATACGAAGTTACTGTTCTAAATGCAGTAGCTGGGAAGACACAAAAAAATGAAGACAAAATCACGCTTGATTATGAAATCCGTTCTGATGTTCCTCAAAAACATCAAGGTGCAAAAGTTATGTTCGATACTTTCACATTCTCAAATGAAGTTGCTGCTGGTATTGTTCAGTCATTACTGAAAGCTACAGGATTTGCAAACGGCCATCCATTCCAATCGCCTCAAGACATGGCCAATCAATTGATCGGCCGAAGCTTACAAATTACTGTTAAGCACGAAGAATATGAAAAAATGGTTGATGGTAAAAAGGAAAAACGTACTGCTGCAAAAGCGAAATACTATGATAAATCGGTAGTTAATCCACCATCATCACCAGGGGCACCGATTACAGTAGGTTCAGATGATTTACCCTTCTAACGACTCATTTCAATTCGTAAATGAATGGGCAATAACGAATGGATACGATTAAATAAAAACTTAATAGAGAGGTCTGTTTTAGGCGGACTTCTCTATTTTTATACCTAAAAACAGCAGAAATGTTGGGAATTAAGGAATAAAAATGAAATAAAAAAAGCACTGGTCTTAAAGACCAAGCGCTTTGGCAATCACAAAGATTGCAACTACGAAAACGGCACTCATAACTTTTTTGCTAATCTTAAGATCTGCTTTAAAGTTGAACTTCATTTTCATAGTAACACCCCCAATACAATTTGATTATTGTTGGTTGGTTGTGTTGTTAGTAATTGTAAGCTAAATTAGAAAATTTGTAAATACATGGAGGAGAAACGAAAGAACATTACGGTTTTTATAGGAGGAGGATGAGAACGTGTACGGGGCAATACCAGAAGAACTAAAGGAACTGAAACAGTGGTGTTGCTTTAAGCTACAACCGCGTGAAGATAAAATGACGAAAATCCCGGTGAGTGCTTATGATGGCTCGCCAGCAAAGAGTAATGATGAAAATACTTGGTCAGATTTCGAAACAGCACTAGAGGCTATCGAAAAATTTAATTTAGATGGTTTAGGTTTATTCTTCAAAGCACCTTACTTCGGAATTGATATTGACGGTGTGAAAGAAGAAATAGAAAGATTTCACAATGACGATCATGACAACAATATCGTTTCAGAATTTATCGATATGATGTGCAGCTATAGCGAAATCTCAGTTAGTGGAACAGGGATTCACATTATTGCAAAAGGTGAATTGCCAGAAGGTGCTCGCAGACGTGGAAACATTGAAATGTACGATAGTGGCCGTTTCTTCGTTATGACAGGTGATCAAATCGGGACATACACCCGCGTGGAAGAAGATGAATTCAACAAAATTAATTACCTCCACAATAAATATCTTCACAAACCGAAAGTGCCAGAAAGCCAAAATGAAATAAATGAATCTCGTGGTACTAAATTCACTGAGGACGAGCTCATAAACATTGCTACAAAGAGTAAAATTGGTGGCCGTTTTCAAGTGTTTATGGAAGGTGGTTGGGAGCAATTCTACAGCTCACAATCTGAAGCAGATATGTCGTTCTGTAATGATTTAGCCTTTTGGACAAATTGTGACTACACAATGATGGATAGTATTTTCCGTCGCTCATCGCTAATGCGTGATAAATGGGATAGAAAACAAAATTCCTCAACATACGGAGATGAGACGTTAAGAAAGGCAATTGCGGATTGTACAAATACGTTTGATCCAGAGCCTCGTAAAGATGGAGATACAGATATTTTTTCACTAGAAGGCAATACAAAAAAAGTTGAACGGAAATATTACAGTTTTGATGATACAGGAAATGCACAGCGTTTAAGAGACGCGTATGGTGATCACATTCGTTATTCATACATCCGCAAAAATTGGTACTACTATGACGGGAAGATATGGCAGATTGACCAAGAAGGCATGATTAAAATGTTGGTTGATAAAACAGTCGAAAAAATGAAAAACGAAGCGCTCTTTATTCCAGAGGGAGCAGATGAAGAAGAGGTCCGAAAGAACTTTATAAAACATATTAAAGCAACTCGAAGCAGCAAAGGCAAAACAAATATGTTGAAAGAAACTGAGCATTTAACATCAGTTAAACCTTCACAGTTTGATAGTGATATTGATTTGTTCAATGTACAGAATGGTTACCTTGATTTAAAAACATCTACATTGATGGAACATGACAAATCAAAATATTTCACAAAGATTTCGAATGTGGAATTCACGGACAAGATCGGTTGCTCTTTATGGCTTGAG